TTTTGATCCACTATTTTTTCCCTGTTTGAGGTTTATTAACATTGGCTACTGCTTGCATTGCTTTGAGTTCTAGCTCTTGCTTGTCTTTCTGTAGTTTGGACATCAGACTAGCTTGGGCTATACGCTCTTGTGAAGCAATTCTTTCCTTCTCAATCTGTTGCTGGGCTGCTTTGGCAGCTGCATCAGCTTGATCTTTCTGCATCTTGCGCTGTTCTTCTTGCTCTTTGAGCTGAAGTTCTTTGGCTTGCATTTGAATCACTGGGTCTTGTGCTGCTTGTTGAGCTTGCTGGGCAGCAATCTCTGTTTTATTGCGTCTTAATAGCTCATCGGAGGCTTGTGCAGCCATCTTTGAGATCTGAACTTCCATATCCCGTGGAATAGCTTCTTCGTCTTCCTCTTCGCCAGTAGGCAATGGAACGCCCATCATTTCTTCCATTTGCTTGCGGTATTCAAACGCTAAGTGCTGTTGAATATGCGCCATGGCAGCTGCGCCAATAGCTTGCGCCTGTGGGTTTTGACCAATTAACTGAGCCAGTTTAGGGTCTTGCATGGCGTTCATATGCACCTGGATATGAGCCTGATGGTCTTGATACATAAACGCCTTGACGGGTTTCATGTTCAAGATGTTCATGTTTTCCGTTACAGGATCTTCTGGCATCTGATCATCTTCAATCTTAACCAGTTTCTTAGCGTTCTTAATGCCTAAGACTTCTAGCATCTGGCGATGCAGTTGTCCTAAGTCATACAGCTGCGGAGCTTGCTGGGCAAGTTGCAGAACTGCTTGATATTGAACAATCTTTTGCGCCATAGTTGCTGCATTTGGATCGCTAACTGGGATAACATCTACGTTGTCGTAATCAGACTGCTTGGCAAAACGAGTGCCAACATCAGGTGTGTAGCTATAGTCTGGCGGTGTGTAATCACGGATGATGTCTTTAAGGAGCTTTAACTCCTGTTTCATCGAATAGTGAACACGAGCTTGAACCGCAGACATGACTTTGAGGGTGCGCTCTAAGATAGCCAACGTAGTCCCCACTGGGGTGTTAGCTGACATATCGGCAATCTTCATATCCGATGCCGAGGCAAATCTACGACCTTCTTCTACAATTGTGCCAAGCAAGCTATAGAGGACTTGTGAGGGTTCCTTATATGGTAATGGCAGAATGTTGTCTTTGAGGACACCGCTTGGGACATCAACGTCTCGGAACTCTCCAGGGCTGATCGGGGTGTCATCGCCTTTGATTCGCAAGCCACGGGCCTTAAAGCCACCTGGCAAGTTTGAAAGTGTTCCAGCATCGACAAGCTGCCGAATAATAGACGTTCCAGACTTTGCAAAGGCGCCCACAAGATGAATGAGACCAAAGCAGTAAAAGCCAAAGCCAGGCACATAGCCGTAATGCACGAAATGATTGCGTTTTTGTTTAGTTTCATCTTCAGGTCTCCAGTTTCTACGGATCGCTAATACTTTTTGCGTTCCCTTTTCTACAGTGACAATGTATGGAAGAGCAATTCCAGTTAATTTACCGTCTTCATCTTTGTCTTCAAAACCCTCAACATCCAGATTGACTTGGATTTCAAGGATCTTATAGCGGTCATCGGAGGTTGCTTGGAACCCCATCTTTTCCGCAATTTTCTTTTCTACTTCATCAAATGCAGTAGATGGCTCACCTAATTCAATGTCTCGGTAAAAACCTGCTACTTGCAGCTTACGTAATTCGTTTTCCGTCTTGCGCATAACGTGGGTGACACGCTCGGCAGTCTGAAGGTCTGATGCGCCATAAGGAACAATCAGGTCTTCAGCTGGTACAAACAACGCTACTTGGCGGTTCAGTGACGGATCAAAGTAAACCTTTTTAAAAGCGTTACCTGAAAGACCTAAACCCCAGCACATACGCTCATGTTCTGGGCGGTATTCAGGCATCTTTTCGGTAATTTGGTAGTTCATGTCCTTTTGAACACGATCAGCAGAAGCCATAATTTCAGGGGTTTCCCTGCCAATGATTACGGTCTTAACGGGACCAGCTGGAGGCAAAGTCTCCATGACTGTTTCCGCTTGGAACTTAACTAGGGCTTCGGATAATAGCGGATGGAATACGCCACAAGCGCCTTCCCATGGCTCAGAACGAATTTCAATTTTCATTCCCAATAACTCGATGCCATCGGTATAAGTCTGCATCCATTCTTTACGGGAACCAACGTCTGCTTCTACGTCACCTAAAAGGTCGCCACTAAGCTGTGTTAAATACCCTTCTTCTAGGTATTCGGCTAAGTTAGCGTCAAAGTCATCGGCAGTTTCTTCTTCAGATTCAAGTTCAATCATCAAACCATCAATGCCAATTTTGACGGATTCTGGATCTTCAATCTCAATCTCGATTGGTTCCATAGCAGCAGAGGCTGCCTCAAGTCCTTGGGGTAATTCGTAGAGTGCCTTATCAATTGCCATAATATTTCCTTAGTAATAACTAACTGGTCGTTTAGACTTAAAGTACCGTGGTTCGTCTATTTCATCGCTTTGTAGGCGAATGAACCCGCCTTTTCTAAATCGTAATAATGCTTGGGTTGTAGAGTCAACCAAGTCATCATGGTCTGAATTTGGGAACGCTGCCATCTCTTCAATAACCTCATCTGCCCACCGTTTCTTTGGTGCCCATACTTTACCTGATGCAAACATATCTGCTACAGAGTTTACACGGGAGATCTTGTCATTACCACGGGTTGGCGTAAATTCTTGTACTGGTATACCCATGGATCTTAGCTCAAATATCAATGGAGCACCAGAGGCTTTTGCTTCTACAATAAACGCATCGGGTTCCCATTCGTTATACATTTCCAAAGCCCGTTTCTTTAATTCTGGAAATTCTAGCCGTTCTTTAAGGGCGTCTAACAGAATAATGTGCGCATCATTAGGATCTTCGTTTTTATAAAAGACTCCCCAAGTCGTACACGCAGAGTAGTCTGAACGCTCATTTTTAGTAAAGGCGGTATCCCAAGACTGGATGACAAAGTCACAGGCTGGCGGTCTTTCTTCTTCCCAGACTTGCCACCATTCCCGTTTGACAAGCGCACCTTCTTCGGAGGATGGGTCTTGCTGATACTGGGCTGACCATTTAGAAATCGGCAGTTCATTGCGCAGCTTTTCTAATTCATCATATGACCAGAACTCAGGCCATAAGGGTTTACCTGTAGGCAGGATAGCGGGTAGGTTAATCACTTCCCATTCGTCCCCGTCTCGCTCAACCATGGATTGTAGGACTCTGCCCGTTAAATCCCGTTTAGACCAGCGGGTCATCACAATCACGATTGAACCGCCAGGCTGCAGACGCTGGCGTGGACCAGAGCCGTACCATTCAAAAATCTTGTCGTAAACCGAAGGATCAGAGGCTGCTAGGGCTGCTTCTTGTTCCGAGTGCGGATCGTCAATAATGAGCAGATCTGCTCCTTTACCAGTAACGGTACCGCCCACACCAATAGCAAAGTAATCGCCATTAGCGTTAGTAGCCCATCGACCAGCAGCTTTACTATCATGGCGCAAAGCAACATTAGGAAAGATCTTTCCATAGACATCTCCGTCAACTAAGTTACGTACCTTTCGTCCAAAGCCAACGGCTAGTTCTGCGGTGTTAGAACATTGGATAATTTTTTTATGAGGAAACTTGCCAAGATACCAGGCGGGGAGCAAATAGGATGCGAACTCAGACTTAGTATGACGGGGAGGCATATTAATAATAAGACGCTTAGTTTTTCCATTGGCTATCTCCTCAAATTTTTTAGCCATGACTGCATGGTGCCTGCCGTGAATAAACCCAGGCCACATGACTTTGACAAACTCCATAAACGAGACTTGCCCTTTTTCCCTGACCAGCGAATCTTGATAGGCTTGTGCCATTTCCATGATGCTGGCACGTTCACCTTCGCCAAGGCTTTCTAGGATTTTCTCTAATTTACTCAATGTGATGCGCCCGAATGTACTTCGGTCTGATTGACCGTGGTCTATTTTTAATCCCTACACACATACCCAGATCAACTAAACGCCACATTTTGCGGCAGACATTGCCCCGACTTTTCTCGCCAGTCAAATACATAATGTCGTCAATAGACGGTCCAAACCCATGTTTTTTCCAAAACGAGTCTATAACCAAAAAGATTTCTTTTTGCGCTGGAGTCACGGTAGTAATCTTATGCCTTCCCATTTTGAGCTTTTCTAATAGCCTCATTAGCCTCAAACATTGCTCGAACCGCCATAGCTTCTTCTGCCAATAAGTGTTCTTTGACCCAAGACATTATCTGCATCAGTGACTCACGGTCATGGTGTAGTAGTACGCCAATAGAACTCATGGCTGCAGCTCTAGCCCGAACAATCTTTATTTCATCCAAAATATACCCCCTACCCTTTTTGCGCATAGAAACTTGACGGGGGGTGTTTCACATGAAACATATTGTGATTACTCCCCATTTTTTATACCCCCACCCCCTGTTAAAAGACCGTTATCCTTATTAGGGTTTACACTAGTTGACACGCAAGTGTCTGATTCTAAAGGATTTGTCACTGGAAGCGGGTTTCCAGTGAGGATTTTTGGAGGTGATTTAATGTGTGGAATACTATGCAAGTCTGGCACCACGAGTGTTGCCGAAAATTGGCTGTCGGGGGTGTGTAGGTCGGCAGGATTGCCGTTTGTTGATGCCACCCCGTCTTCGATTTCCTCCTGCACCTCATCCAATACATCATCATCTGCCAGTTCATGAGTGCCTTCATCATCCACAATAGGACTAACTCCAGTAATCTCTGCCAGTAAAGAGTCTGCATCGTCTAGTTCTACATCCTCTGCACCCTGACTAGATATTGCCAGTCTAATAGAGTTGAGTAGTTTGTCCTTCATCTCCTGCGAGTTAGTGATCTGCACTATCTCTCTGCGTTCAGTAAACAATGCCACCTCAGTGATCTTCCCCAATAGTTCAAGAGCCTTGAGTTGTTGGGCAGGTGGAACATCGGGATCGAGAGCCTTCTCTGTGATCTTGTGGATTGCCAATGCTCTTAAAGAAGCTGGCGTAATATACTGATTTGCCTCTAAAGCCACCCTGAAAGCCTCAATCTGAGTGGCGATAGATGGGTTCTTTGAGAGTTTCTGTGCTTCTGCTGACTGCGTAGATGGTTTGCCCTTGCTCTCATACACCTTGCGATAAGCCCCTGTCTTCGTATTCCCCAAAGCGACTTCCTTTGCAAAAGCCCGTTGTTTGTGGGTTAGCTTGGTTGTCTTAGCATTTACCGCACCCAACAATAGAGTATCCATAGGCATCGCTTCAAGCCCTGCTTCTATTTCCTTCCTTGTGAGTCTTTTCATGGGTATCTCTTGATAATCGGCATACCCCTGATTCTAGGGCAATAAGGACTATTCTGCTAGTCTTCTCTGCTCCTACTCTCTCCTCTAGTCTTATCTCTCTCTAGTGCTTGACCTACTGGGCTGTTTCGCTTCGCTATTTACCCCGCTTTTAGGCTGATTTGCCCCGATTTATGCGAGCCACAGAGCCGTGCTTTATGTTTTCATGAGCCTTGATCCACAAGTAATGCTCTCTCGCATCTGGAATATCACCCTGCAAGCCTTATTCTATAAGGGATAAAAATAATTTAAAAAAATACTTGACAGTCAATAAAATTATGCTTGACAATGAAATTGTCACTCACCTGATGACTTGTTAATTAACCACCTGCTAGGAGTTTACTAATGAATCTACTACCATCACTTGTATCACCAATGGACATCCACCAGTGCATTAAGCATTGTGGGGTTCGCTATACATTTTGGAGACTGACTGAGTGCGATAACTGCTCGGTTGGTCGTGCTATCTACCTAATCCTACTATCCATCTAAGGGGAATCACATGGCTAACTGGAAACAAACCCTTGATATTACTGACCTGATGGCTGAGTTTGAGCAGGATGAGGATGCTCAATCCTTTGCCAAAAAAGCCTCAATCCGCATTACTAAATTCATTGAGACTAACCAGTCTTGGGCTGACCGCAACGATATCACCGATGACCTAGAGGAGATTGCCGAAGGTCTGTCTTACGCTGACGATACTGCCGAAGTGGATTACTTACTGGCTGACCTGTATGACCTAGCCGACAATGCCCGAATTTGGGTTAAGACTTTTTAAGGGGACTGAAAATGTTTGAATTAACCAACAAAATTGAAGCCAATAAGTGCTTCTCTCACTATCTATTCCACGATGATGAAACTAATGCCGTTGCCATCGCTGACCATAGCATTACTGACCTGAATGATCCATCTTCCACAGAGGATGGTCTGCTCATTTGGACTGGCGAGCTTGGCACTCTCTCATCTGTTAGGCATCAAGCCACAATCCTGTTGCCATTTGAGGATAGGACTGCTCCCTACAATACTAGCTATGTCGGTATCAGTATCCTGACTGCCTGTCGCATCGAGCAATTAACAGGGTTGCAGGTTATCCCTGCCAATGTTGAGATCGCTGAATACAAAGCCGTTGATTATGCAGGGCATCAACGGGAATATAACCCTGACAATTACAGAGGAATCTAATCATGTTTATGACTGACGATGAAATCAACGAATACTACGATTCACATCCTGACCTGACTCTTGCCCAGTTAAGCCGTATGACTGGCAAATCAGTGGAGCAATTAAAACGCATCCTGATGCCCGATTATTACCAGTCAAACTGATGATGGGCTAATGCCCGAAACCCCCTGAATCACCTTAATTGAGTGAAGGACGCACTAAGGGGGTCTTTGACAAACCTGCTAGGAGTTGAAATGAGAGTTATGAAAATTGTTAGATCGGAAGTAATTGTGCCAAAAGGTAGTTATGTAATCGGTGATCCCTGCTATGCCGTGCCTGATGATGACTGGTTTCCTTTGTTGCAATCGTGCAATTACTTTGAAGACCCTGTTGGGACTATCAAGGATGAGACTCGGCACTTTTCAGTCTTGGGATTTAGCACTAAATGGGGCGATGGCTCTTATCGTGGGTCGGATGGGAATGTTTACCCAGTTGATGCAGGGCTGATTGGATTAGTGCCTGTTGAGATGGTAGAAGACTTGTCAGATCACCAAGTTGTGAATTTTTCTAAAGATACCCTGTGCGTCAATGACGGGTCAGGCAAATTAAGGTTCGGTCATATCACTATTGATACAGATCCATCAGAGGAGGATGAAGATGAAAACTATTGATCTAAGCCAGTTCTACGGGACTGAGAAATACCATAAAACCTTTGTGTTTAGCCCGAATCTCAAGCATACGGATGGGGTGCAATATTTTGCAGAACAGGCAGGAGCATTTTGGTTCTTGGACATTGTTGCCACCGAGATTTACCCATTCAGCGACAAATACCCTTTCATGACTATCTACCTTACTGTGAAGGATCGTAAGGCAGAGATCATCGTGCAGGATGGGGACATCAGCCGTGTATTCCAAAGGCATATTAACTTTACCGATTGCCCTGAAGGGACTTACGAGTTCTTTCTGACTGATGATGTGCTAATGCTTTGCTCGGAGTATTGATATGGCTACTTACTTTATCGGGAAAGAAACCTTTAACTGCCCTTTGATTATGGAGGGCAGTTGGGGCGAGAGGGATATCGGCACACACGAATCCACAATGGAGTTGTATTTCAATGATGATGCTACTGGCTTTATTGAGTGGGACATCGAGGATGTGGGATTTGAGCATATTGGGCTGTGGTTCACCATTGACCAGTTTGGTATCCGATGCCTGTCTGACTATGACGGAGTGATGTGCCTGTCGGATAAGGCAGTTGCTCTGCTTCGCAAATACGATGTAATCGTGCCACCTGATTTTGAATAGGGAGATTCTAATGTTTCATAAATATGAATGGGTATTTCAGGTCATCCTGTTTATCGGGATTCTATACACCGCCTATGTATTGGGCTACGCAATTTATTTACTTTCGATGGGGGAATGAAATGCCAAGAATGTCAGTCAAATGCTATGACGCAGTAATCCATAACGAATGGTATGAGGATGGATGTTCTGTCCTTATCGGGGTTGTGGACGAAGATCACCCTGAAGAAGCCTATTGGGGTTATTTGGATGAAAGGGTTTATTTCTATATATCTGCCGAGGAAATGGCAAATCTTAAAGTTGGTGATGTTCTTAACGATGGCGAGGATTTTACGATTGTCGAGATTGACAAAGACAATCCTCATTTTTATGAAGTTGATTATGAGTTGGAGGAAGCATGAAAGA